GGCTCAACAACTACAGGTGGCTCAACAACTACAGGTGGCTCAACAACTACCGGTGGTGGCGGTGGTTCAACAACTACAGGTGGCTCAACAACTACCGGTGGTGGCGGCGGTTCAACAACTACAGGCGGTTCCACAACTACAGGAGGTGGGGGTGGTGGCTCGACAACTACAGGTGGTGGCGGTGGGGGTGGTGAGGGCGCAGGCGGTTCAATAACCGTGGGCGGCTCAACCTTAACTATGGGCGGTTCAATAACCGTGGGCGGCTCAACTTTAACTATGGGCGGCACAACTTCGGGCTTATCGTCTGTCTTAACGTCTTTCTCTTTCTCTAAGTCCTTATCTTTTTCTTTCTCTAAGTCCTTATCTTTTTCTTTCTCTAAGTCCTTATCTTTCTCTTTCTCTAAGTCCTTATCTTTTTCTTTTTCTAAGTCCTTATCTTTTTCTAAGTCCTTATCTTTCTCTAAGTCCTTATCTTTCTCTAAGTCCTTATCCAACTCTTTGTCTTTAACCAAGTCCTTATCCAAGTCCTTATCCAAGTCCTTGTCTTTGTCTAAATCTAAGTCTTCAACTAAAACTTTACCTTTATCTTTGTCAAGTTCTTTATCCTTAACAAGGTCTTTGTCAAGTTCTTTATCCTTAACCAAGTCCTTATCAAGTTCTTTATCCTTAACAAGGTCTTTGTCAAGTTCTTTATCCTTAACCAAGTCCTTATCAAGTTCCTTGTCTACGCCCTTATCCAACTCTTTGTCTTTAACTACGGTAGGGGTAGAAGCTTTAACAATGTCCTTAACCGTTATGGTATTACCATCGGCGTCCTCGCCTACCACAGGACTATTATCTACTTCAGCCGCAGTAATGTCTCCAGTCCCAATTGCGTCTAAAAAATCTTCAGTGGACGTTTCTGGTTGCAATGGCGCTTCAAGAAGAGGCGTTAAATCTGGAACAAACGTTTTACTTCGCGCAGTCTCGTACCCTGCTTCTACATCGGTTGGGCCTTGGGCAACCGTACCGAGTCCCAGATCATCGGCGCTTAGTACGTCGCCTTCTGCCCCAAGCATGTTGAAATCACCCAAGTCAGCCGAGCGCAGATTAGTGCTAGCGTAAGGGTCTGCCACTGCGGCAGCAATAAGTTCATCAACAGAGTTAGCAGCGCCAAGGTCTATAGGTGCGCCTGCGGTTGGGTTATCTGCGGCGGGGAGAACATCTAGTTTTCTAGAAGGCGAAGTGTACGCGGCGTTTATAGCGGCAGTACTAACAGGCGCGGCGGCTGTTGAAGGTTCACCTGAAGTAAGCAATTGCTGTTGCAACTTTATACGTTGATCAGTTGTTAGGTTTGCTTTATCAATAGCGTCTTGTTGCTCTGCGGTCAATGTCCCTGGAGCAAGACTAGAAGACCCAAGCAATGCCGTTAACGCCAGAGCTTGAGGTGTTTTCCCAAGCCAATCAAAAGCACCTTCTGCTACTGCCGCTCCTAAACCAGCGCCGGTCAAAGCACTGATGCCAGTTGGCGCAGCCGTTGATGTTGTAGAAGCCGCAAGAACCGCAGGGTCTAATGAACCAATTCCTGTATCTCTATAGTCTTTAAGTGCTTGTAATCTACGCGCTTCATTTGCTTTATCAACAGCATCTCCCAGCGACATGCGAGCCATTGTTTCTTCAAATGTAGGTGGCCCTGTTTGTGTTGTGGTTTTAACTCCGAGAAAATCAAACAAATCTTGATTAGATGCGCCTCTACCAGGGGCAGACTCCGTTAAAGTCCTTGGTACGGGTTGATCAAGTACGTTTGTAGCAGTGGATGTTTTAGGAACCGCCGCAAGTTCCCGTGCCGTTATTGGGTTCCCCGCTGCGTCGTATGCGCCTGACCACCAAGTTGGTTTAACAACCGGCCCAGCTACTTCAAAACCTCCTGCGCGGCTAGCGTCTATGATGTCTTGCAGTTCGGTAGACTGGCCGGTCAGAGAACTTACAAAGTTTGCGGCGTTAGCTTCCCTGTCCGCTCTGTCTTGTGCAGTCTCGTACCCTGCTTCTACATCGGTTGGGCCTTGGGCAACTAGCCCTGTATCCTGAAGAACATCCAACTTTCTAGACGGGTCCGCGTAGGCAGCGGCAATCTTAGCCGCGTTGGTCGTGTCACCAATGGCTTTGCTAAAGGCTTGAGCAGCATTAAAGATAGCTGTGGGGTCTTGGCTTGTAGCCGCTTGGGCAAGCGCTACCGCTTTACCCGCAATAGCTAAATCAGGGCTATTGATAAAGTTGTTAGCGCCATTGATAATCCCGGCGTAGTTACCTGTTTGGATGCCCTGGTAAATACTACTTGCGGCATTGAGGTCTTTAGAAGACAACCCCGAAATATTCGGTACGCCCGCAAAGTCCATCCCCGAAGCCGCAACAGCCAGCGGGTTGCCTGACTGAATTGCACTAGCAACAGCAGTGGCTCGTTGTATGGGGTCCGTGATGTTTAGTAAGGTCGGATCAATAGACCCCGCAAGCCCCGCTAAGTTTGACGCGGAACTCAGTACATTACCAGTAGCCCCTATTGCAGTTTTAGCGCCCGACTCAAGTATGTCGCCTAAGTCGCCACCTAACACCCCTGTTTTAGTGGCTTCAATAACACCTTTACCCAACGCTGCGTTACCTACAACGCCAAGTCCCAACTGGGATGTGTTTATCCCAAGTTCACCCAATGTCGCCAACTGCTGCGCTGTCAACGCACCTTCACCCACACCAACCGCGCCAGAAGCAGCCGACCCTAACTGTCCCGCCAAGGGGCCAAGGGCATATCCCATGCCCGCAGCAATTAAAGCACTCCAGAGCTTATCGTTGGGATCGGTAAGGTCTACTAAAAAAGGTTCACCAACAAGCCCATTAGCGTCATACTTTTGAACTTGGTACTTGTTGGGCGCTATCTGTTTCCAGGCTACATCTTGCGGGATACTTTCTGGACCTAGTGCGCCAATCGTCTGATCTTGCCCTTCCCCAGATGTAAACGTACCGGGGCCAGTCCCAGGAAGATACCAAGGAGAATCAACTGTGCCCACTTCTGCTTGACCGGGCGTCATACCTGCGGGGCCAGTAGACCAACCTTGAGGAGCAGCGGCGGGAGCGGGAGCGGGAGCGGGAGCGGGAGCGGGAGCGGGAGCGGGAGCGGGAGCTAGGGATGCTAAAAATTGGTCAAGCGTTTGCCCGGTCGAAACCATCTGACCGTTCTGCAACGTCATGTAGGATGTAGGCGCATCCCCTTCAAAAATAGACCCATCGCGAACGGACAAGTCACCGCCGCCCCATCCCTTCATCCGTTCGCCACCAATCCCCGTCTGGTACATGTACCCCGTAGTAGGGTCATAAGGACGGTCAACTCCCGCCAAGCCAGTTATGTAAGAGGGGGTAGCAACTCTGTTTGGGTTAACCCTACCCGTATCATTTACTGCGGTAGGCGGTGGGCGGGTTGTATCTGGGGCGTCAGGCGGTGGGCGTTTATAAGACTCAGGCGGTGGTTCTTTACGCTGCTCAATGGTAGGGCCAGAGGGTTGCGCAGCAATAATGTTCTGCAAGTACTGCTGGTCAAACTCGTCTTGGTCTTGGTTTACCATATCTGCCTTAGAACGTCAGATCGTAGAAGACGAGGGAAGCAAACGCATCGCCTTTGGTAGCGCCAGATACAGTCCTAATGCCTATGGTGTAAATGTCACTCACCCCGGCAATTGATGCGCCAAGCTGATAATCAAAGTTGTACCCTGTACTTCCGGCTAAAGCATTCCGGCCTTGCGCTGTTGAAGTCACAAAGTCACTTTGCACAATAGACGCCGCAGTGGGTACAGTCATTGCCGTAGCAGTTACATCATAGTCTACGTTCTGAAAAATGCCTGTAACCCATGACGCTCCGGTAAGGACTGAGTTCTTCACCAAGACCGTTTCATAATTTTGGGTCGTGGTAGGCAGTACGTTTACCTGCTTTATCAACACCACTGCGCCAAGGGTTGAAGCGTTCAACCGGATTGATATCATCGGCAAGAACGTAGTATCTATGTTGGCAAGGACCGCAGTGCGCCTAGCAACGCTGTCGGCAGTTAGCTGAGCATACCCGCCTTCACTAAGAACCGTAGAGCAAATCTGCTTCATTACGGAGGAAGAGCCTGTAACCCCTGTGTTGGTTATCTCATACCGTATAGGCAGGATCGCAGTGGTCATGTAAACAGCAATATTACCCGACTGATTGGCATTCTGGAACGTGTGCGCTACGATAAATATCCCGTTAAGGACAAAGCCGCAGCGGACATTGCCCGCCCCCAGCCACTCAAAGTCCATGAACAGAATCTGCGTTTTGGTTACATCTAACAACAGTCCGCTAGGCCCAGTCCCATCCAGCTTGTCCCCGTTCCAGTTCGCTTGAAGGACCGTGTTTAAATCACTTACAGCCCCAGACACATAGGTGCGGATAGTGAAAGACAGCGTAGTGCCGGTCCCGCCATCCTGCATAAAGAAACAACCGTTCTGTGTATTGAAGTATCCAACCCGTTGCCGAAGGTTTACTTTCCCGACATTGAACGTAAACGTCCCCAGCATCAGCAAGCTTTTTCCCGGCTGGTAGGGGAAATTACGAAAGGTCTGCCTAACAACTTCACTACCGTTGGTAGTGTTTACCGTCATTGAGCAGCTTGACTCATTCGGCAGAAACGCAAAAGCACCACCAGAAGCAGTGCTAGTGTCAAACTGATTGTCCGCCGCGTACCTGTTCTGACTGTCAAACAGAGTGAATGGCTCGCTTACTCGCAACCTGCCAAACGCATCAAGGGCTGTGGTGCCATTGAAAGTTACAACCGTGGGGTTGTTAGAGCTACTTCCAAGCGGTGGGTAAACGGTGATCATACTGCCTCACCCCCACTAGCAGTGACAGCGCAAGTTGTCCCTGAACCTTTGATCTGGATGAAGTCCCCAGCGTTCATAACCTCTACCCCTGACCACTGCACAGTTGTGTTTCCTGCGATTGGTGCGTTGTAGAAGATTGAGTTACCTGTACCTGCCGTACCGCCCACAGGGATGATGTGGATGTAGAACGTGGCGGGGGTAGCCGAGGTGTTGTTGATGTCAAACTGCTTTACATAGGTCTTAGACAGAGCAGGGGTGGTGTAAAGCGTAACGTAGCCCGTGGTCGTAGCAGCTTGGCCTAGCTTTACAGCAGTGATGGTCTGATAATTTGCCATGCTAAGCCCAAGTGTTAAGCCAGATCAGCGTCTGGTTAGACGAAACCTGCTCGTTAATGACCCGGTTCTGGTTGTCCAGAAGGTTGAAGTAAATTCGTGAAACATTCCGAAAGCGCTCTTCCATCCCGCGCTCGTACTCTTGTTCGGCTAGGGGTAGGTTAGGTGCAACGAAAGCGGTGGGGATGCTCATCTTCGTCCGTCAGGTCTGATGTCAAGTCTGGGTGCGCCAAGCTGCCACTGCACCCCTAGTGCGGTAGATTCTACTTTGATTGACAACTGCCGTCCACGAATCCGCGTGTAGACTTGACCCGTGAACTGTTCAATCGGGTACGTCCCTGTCCTAGTAATCGCAGCAAAGCTTTGGTCAGCTACAGACTGGTTGCTGTTCGTAGAGGTGTTGTTGTTGTACCCAGACCCCGAGTTAGACAGCGGCAGCAGGTACATGGTCGCCGCAGGGTTGGCAGCGGAAGAACCCCGGAAGGTGATGTCAGGCAGCATACGCCAGACAAACGAGAAGTTGTGCCCGTCGTCTAAGTCAAACTCAGCAGATGTGATGTACGCGGTGATTGGCACCGACACATTGGTTGAGAGGTCATCAGTCCCAGTTTCTTGGAACATCAACTTCTTGTTTGTGTCATCAGCAGCAATAGGTAAATGACCTATAACACCAGCGTCCATCCACGCAGTACGCACCATTGTTCCAAAGTACCATATTTTTTCCGTGTAGTTATAAACTACATAACGATCATTAGTAGTGCTACCAGCAGAACAGTAGAACCACCATACTTCGTTAAACTTCTCTACAGTAGAACCAAATACTTGCTCATTCTGGTTATTGTTAAAGCCTGGAACATCATCAAAGACATATTGCAGCAAGTTACAAGTTAACGTGCCGGTGCGGCCTTCATACAGATAGAACTTGTCTAACCCCATCCAGTATGTAACGCCAGCAGCAGTTGCCCATGCCCTATCACTTAGGATAGAAATATTGTCGGCAAGAAGTGTAGAACTCCAGACAATAGGCGCACCAACAAACTGGAGGGAGTACAAGGATGTATCTGTCCAAACAAGAATTTCCTGCCGGGTCTGGGCAACAGCAACAATAGCTGAGCCATGAGAAAGACGAAGACTACCCGCTTGGTTGGTTGGTACGGGTGTCCAGTTGGCTGCGTCTTCTTGGTCAGACCACCGGATGAGCATTGGGTCTAGCTCAACGCTACCATACTCGTTAGTACCAAAGGCAAACACAAACCTAGATGTGTCGGACACAAGCGTTAGGTTCTGCATCACCGGGGTATCAGACGCCCCAGCTAGTGAGGACAGTGCCACGCCACGAGAAGTCAGCGGAGAACCAGAAGTACTCCAGTAGTACAGCGGTCCACCCTTGGGACCAAAAATCAAGTCTTGACCAAAGTTCTGCGCATTCCATATGCGTATGGCGCTAGTAGACGGTGAGCCCGTCCCCCACCCACCTGAACCCCAGAAGCCCGCGCCCCACCCATAAAGAGGTACGTTGAGCGCATAACCTACAGGGACTTCATACGCACCAAGAGTTGCCCCGCCACCATTCCCACTATCAGAACCACTTGCCGTTGCGGTGGCTGTAATGGTGTAAGAGTTTACGCTTATAACCGTAGCGATCTGGTAGTTCTGGTTCAGAACTGCGGCAGTGATGTTGCCACCAAGACTGACAGCACCGGAGAAGGTCACGAAGTCACCGGCACTAGACCCAAACGCAGTGTTAGTGACCGTGATGGTTGCAGACCCGTTTGTCGCTGCAAACGTAACAAACCCCGTTGCGGTTACAGGGGTTCGGATAGGAGTGATGTCGTTGTACACCAGCCCCGATTCAATGTAGTACTTTAAATTTGTACCAACACCAAGGTAGGGGAACGAACTGTTAGTCGTCCAAGGCCACAAAGACCGAGCAACGCCCAGGTATGTAGCACTAGGCGTTACAGGTGCCCAGCCACCAATCTTCTCAGGAGTGCCTTGACGGAAACGTATCTTGTCGCAGTCATACCAGCCGCCTTCATTGGTATAACGCGTATTTTCCCGATTGACCCCAGGTTTCAGGGTGATCTTTTTCAGCGGCATGGGGTGTCCTTAGAACGTACCGCCAGCAGGGGCCGACAAAGCGTTGACCACATTTGTTGCATCACAATACAGAACAACGCTGCGTCCGTTAGGAACAGAGATGCCCGTACCCGCAGTGGTCTTTAGGGTTACAGAGAACCCACCAGTTGTAGAGTTTGTGATGAAGTACAGCTTAGACACGGCTGGGCAAACTACGTTTCTATTGGCGGTTAGGGTGCCCGTGATAGCAAGAAACATCTTCCGGGCTTCGTCTGCCGTTCCGTTTACAGATGTAAGCGTGTAATCAATCGCATTGTCATGGACTACAGCCGCTGTGCCAGCAACAGAAGCATCTACCAGGGAAGTTACACCTGTGTTAACAGTATTTCCCCAGCCGGTATCGCCATCCGCAGGGAGAGTAAGTTTAAGGCTTGTGGTATAGCTTGCTGGCATTTCTGTTCCTAAGCGGCAATGAGTTGCCAGTTTGGTGTTTGGGCGTTACCTATGGAAGCCCAGTTCGGGGTTTGGTTGTTTGGTATCAGCCCCCAGACCAAGACTTGTCCAATCCGACCGAACGCTGTAACACTTGTGGGGAAGGCAGTAGCACCAGCAGTTACCGTAACGCTACCAATACTTCCAGTAACAGAAACCCCGGTGGCTATGGCAACTACGCCCGAAGCAACGAACACAGACCCGATGCTTCCGGTTGCCTCTACGCCGGTAACAATTACAAGGCTATCCCCGGATACAGTAACCGTCCCAATGCTTCCAATGACCTCTACGCCCGTAACAATTACGGTAACAGATATTTGTACCTGAAAGCCGTCTGTTTGGAACGCACCTACTTGGAAAGCATTAGCCATGTTTTAGGCTCGCATAAGCACTAGTGGCAAGGCTACAAGGATACCACCAAAGCACGTTGCGGCAGCGTCTAGGAACTCCACTCCGTGCGGCCCCTGCG